AACTAATGCTAAAGCTATTGAGAGAAGATTCCAAAGATTAGAAAGTAAATTTCCATCAATTATAGATAAAGGTATTTTACAAGGTGGTTTTCAATTATTAGATATAATTAGAACTAAAACAGCTAAGGGAATTGATTTTAATGATAGACCCTTTGCACCATACTCACAAGGTTATTTAAAACAATTACAAAAAGAGGGCAAACCAACTAAGGTTGATTTATTTAATACTGGTAGAATGTTAGGTGCAATAACTCCATCTGGTAGAACTATTAAAAAAACAGGTAAAAACAAAGTATCAATTAATTTTAGTAATTCACAAATGAGGCAAAGAGCATTATTTAACCAAGTATTAAATACTCCTAAAAGAGAATTTTTTGGGTTTAATAATAGAACAGAAAAGATTATAAGTAAGCAATTCAATAGATTTGTAGAAAAAGAATTAAAGAAAATGAGAATATGAGCATAAGAGAAAATATAGCATCTGAATTATTATCTACTATTTCAGCGATTAGTAGCCCAGCAATTAAGAAAGCTACTAGACAACCATTTATATTAGACGAATTATCTGAACAACAATATCCAGCAGTAATAGTACAAACATCTGAAGAAAACAGAGATGATGCTGAATTAGGTTCTGGTGCTAGAACTAGAACAGGTACTATTGACTTTGTAATCTTAGGTTTTGTTAAAGGTGCAGAGGCCAATATAGATACTAAAAGAAATGAATTGATAACAGCTATTGAAACTGCAATAGAAAGTGATATTACTCGAAATGGTAACGCACTTGATTCGGAAGTTATCCAAGTAGAAACTGACGAGGGTAGTTTATTTCCAGTTGGTGGAATAAGAATGACGATTAGGTGTATGTACGAATATCAAGCTGGAACACCATAGGAGATAAAACATGAGTGAAAAATTATTAAACAAGATACTTAAAAAAGTAGATCAAATAGAAAAGATGCACGATAAGGAGTCTATACTTTGCGAAGAAGTAAAAGACTTAATTGAAGAAATCAAAGAGAACTCTTTAGAAGACGATAGTAAATCTTGGGAAGAAGAAGATGTATCTGATGAGTTTGAAGAAGATTTTGAAGAAGATGAAGAAGATATTGACGAAGAAGACGATAAATTGTAAAAAGCATTATGGCTAAAGATATTAAATTATACAAAGGTAATTCAGAAATAGTTATTAATGAAACAAACCTTGAACATTATTTAAGACTAGGCTATAAGCAAGAAAAAGAAACTAAACAAAAATCTAACAAGGATAAAAAGACATGGCAACACATCACGGAAAAGAAGGAGTTGTAACAGTTGGTGGAACTGAAATGGGCGAAGTTACTTCGTTCACTTTAGAAACTACTGGAGATGTTGTAGAAGATACAGCTTTAACTGATGCTACTAAATCATTTGTAACTGGTAGAACTTCATTCTCAGGAACAATCGAAATGCACTTTGATGAAACTGATACTCAGCAAGAAACTTTAACTGCTGGTTCATCTATCTCATTTGTTTTATTACCAGAGGGTAATACAAGTGGAGATGCAAGTTATTCTGGTACTGGTATTATTACTGGTATGAGCATTAACAACTCAATGGATGCAATCGTTTCAAGAAGTGTAACATTTCAAGGAACTGGTGCTTTAACTGTAGGAACTGTATAATCTAATTTATGAAGATTATAGACAGGGCTAAAACCCATTTTGAAAGTTTAGGTGTTCAATTTATTGAAGTACCTGAATGGAAAGATGAAGATGGTAAGCCAACAGTTATTTATTGGAATCCAATAACACTATCTGAGAAAAATAAACTTTTTAGAAAATCAGATAACTTAAATGATGTAAGTATCCTTGCTGACATTGTTGTTATGAAAGCCATTGATAAAGATGGTAATAAAATTTTTACACTAGAAGATAAACTTTCTTTGATGCACAAAGTTGATTCTGATGTCTTGTCGAGGATAGCAACTGAAATGGTCAAAGCTATCAATCCTGAAGAAGTAAAAAAAAACTAAATTCTGATCCTCAATTAAAGAATTGTTTTATTCTTGCCGATAGGTTAAAAATATCCTTAAAGGAAGTTTTACAAATGGAAGAATGGGAGTATAATCATTGGCTTGGTTATCTTTTATTAGAACAAGAAGAACACCAAAAGGAAATGAATAAGGCAAGGCATAGATAATGGCACAAAATTTAGTATTAAATATATTAGCAAAAGATAAAACTAAACAAGCCTTTAATGGTGTTCGTGCTGGATTAACAAATTTAAGAAGTGCAGTATTTTCAGTTCAATCAGCTATCATTGGTATTGGTGGTGGACTAGCAGTTAAATCAATTTTAAATGTTGGTTCAACTGTAGAACAATTAAGATTAAGATTTGCATTTTTATTTAAAGGTGTAAAAGAGGGAGATAAAGCATTTCAAGGTTTAATTGATTTTGCATCTAAAGTTCCATTTTCATTAGAAGAAATACAAGCTGGTGCTGGTAACTTAGCAGTTGTTACTAAAAATGCAGAAGAACTAAACGAAATATTAAAACTTACTGGTAATGTTGCATCTGTAACTGGATTAGATTTTAGAACAACAGCAGAACAAATACAAAGATCATTCTCATCAGGTATTGGAAGTGCAGATTTATTTAGAGAAAGAGGTGTTAGAGCATTATTAGGATTCAAGGCTGGAGTTGAAGTTACAACAGAAGAAACTAAACAAAGATTTAGAGAATTATTTGGAGAGGGTGGGGAATTTGAAAAAGCTACAGAAGTTTTATCTACATCATTTATAGGAACATTATCAATGCTATCTGATAAACTATTTAAGTTTAGATTAGATACTGCACAAGCTGGATTTTTTGATTTTGTCAAACAAGGATTAGTTGAAGTTAATAAATTATTAGAAACAAACGAAGAAGTATTAGCTAATTTTGGTGCTAAATTATCTGCTGGTTTAATTGATGCTACTAAAGGTATAATAATTGGTTCAGCAACAATAATACAAGCATTAAAACCAATATTTAGTTTTGTTGGTAATGCAGTTATTAATTTATTTGATGTTTTTAAATCTTTACCATCAGGTGTTCAAACTTTTGGTTTAGTTGGTTTTTTAATGTTAGGAAAATTGGGAAAAGGAGTTCTTTTATTAATTGGTGGAGTATTTGATTCTCTTAGAGGTTTTTTAGGAGATTTAAGTAATTCTTATGCTTTTTTCTTAGAAAAATTAGTTGATGCTTTGGATTTCTTTAAAATATTTCCTGACAGAGTTGAGAATGGTAGAAAAGTAATTGAAGATTTTAGAAAAGCTGGAGAAAAATTAAAAACTCCAATGCAACAATTAAAAGAAGAAACAGAGGGTGTTAATAATGAATTAGACACATCTATTGGAAAATTAAAACAATTTTTAAATTCATTAGAAGATAAAGCAATAATCTCTGCTAGACAAGTAGAAGAAATTTTAAATAAACTAAAAGGTTCTACTGAAGAAACTAAAAAAATGGGATTAGAGTTAGGTAAAGTAAAAGATAATATTTTAGATGGATTTAAAAAAGATTTTGATTCTATAAATGAAACATTAGGTAAAATGGCTCAATCTGGTATCAAAGCATTTTCAAGAGGTTTAGCTGAATCATTAATTCTTGGTAAAGAATTAAACATGACAATGAAAGAAATAGCACAAAAACTATTAGTAGATATTGTAGCATTTACAGTTCAAATAGTTATTCAAGAAACAATTAGAAATGCACTTAAAAAAGATCAAGTAGATTCTGAAAAACAAATTACTAATGAATTAAGATCACAAACAACTGAAATGAAAAGACAAGCATTTTTAAGTTTATTTACTGGTGGTTCGGGTGGTGGAATACCTTTTATGGCAAATGGTGGTTCTGTATCTAAAGGTCAGCCAGTTGTTGTTGGAGAAAGAGGTGCTGAATTATTTATTCCAAACCAATCTGGTCAGATAACACAATCTGCTAGAGGAACTGGGGGTGGAACAACTACAGTTAATTTTAATATCAATACAGTTGATGCTTCAGGTTTTGAAGAATTATTAGTTAGATCAAGAGGAACTATCACTCAATTAATTAATAACGCAGTTAATGAAAGAGGGAGTAAAAACTTAATCTAATGTCAGGTGCTTTTCCAATATCTACTGCTAAGTTTGAATCTTTAGGAATAAAGTCTATTCAAAATACTATTATCTCAAAAACTGTATCTGGTAAGAAACTTGCTAGACAAATAGATGGTCAAAGATGGGGATTTACTGCTAGAGTAATTACAGCAAAAAGAAGTGATGTTTATGGCGATCTTATGGCCTTTATAGTTAAACAAAGATCAGGCAAAGAAAACTTTACTATAATCCCACCAGAAGTAGAAGATGCTAGAGGTACTGCATCAGGTATTCCTCATGGAACAGCAAGTGCTGGAGATACATCTATTACATTAGGTGGTACAGGCACAGGAACTTTAAAAGCTGGAGATATGATTAAATTTGCTAATCATTCTAAAGTTTATATGGTCGTTGCAGATCAATCAGATATTTCTACAGGCACTCTAACTATTGAGCCACCTTTAACTACAGCAGTTTCTTCATCAGATATAACTTATGATAATGTTGCATTTACAGTTCACTTAACAAATGATGTTCAAGAGTTTGGTGTAGCTGGTGCAGATAAAGATGGTAATGCTTTATATCAATTTGAATTTGATGTAGAAGAAGCACTTTAATGAAAAAATATAAAATAACCCACAAGATAACTGCCGATTTTATTGCCGAAGTTATTGTGAATGAAGATCAAATAGATGCTAGTATTAACGATCTTAAAGAATACAAGAAACCTAATAGCAAATTTGAATATACTATGTTAAAAGGTACAGAAAGTGTAACTCAAACTAACTACGAATTATATGACGAGAAGCCTGACAACAGCAGTAAAGAACGAAATAGCGACTAATGATATTAGGCCTATTCATCTTATAACTATTGGCTTTTCTACTCCTGTTAATTTTACTGATTGTTCATTTGATTTAACATCATCAATATCAGGCTCATCAGTTACTTACTTAGCATCAGATCATTTATTAGGTATATCTGATTTTTCTGAACAAACAGATGTAAGTAAATCTAGTATTACACTAACTTTATCAGGTGCAGATCAAACCTTTATCTCAACTGTATTAAACGAAAATGTTATTAATTCTACAGTAACTATTTATAGAGGTTTATTAGATGATAATAATACAATATTTGCTGACCCTTTTTTACTTTATAAAGGAAGTATAGAAAACTTTGAAATACAAGAGCAACCAAAATCAAGTACACTATCATTATCTATTGTATCTCATTGGGCAGATTTTAATAAAAAGAATGGTCGTAAAACTAACAACACATCACAGCAAAGATTCTTTAGTACAGATGTTGGTATGGATTTTAGTTCTCAAACAGTACAAGATATTAAATGGGGTAGAGAATAATGCAAGATATTATCTCATTATATAGAAATTATCCTAAATATGATAATCTACATGATCTTGATTTACAACATCACATTAAACCAAGTATATTTCTAAACCAATATAAGAAACACTATCATAACGATAAATTAGTTGGTTTTACTAATTGGGCTTATTTATCTGATTATGCTTTTAATCATTTTAAACAAACAGCTAAAATAAATTACAAAGAATGGAACTCAGGAACTAATTTAGTATTTGTAGAATTTATTGCTATTAAGAATGTTAGGAAAATCTTTAAATGGTGTGTTGATATGGCTAAAAAATTCAAAGGCATTAAAGATAATTTTACTTGGTTAAGAGTAGAAGATAATCAAATTAAAAGAATGGTAGTTAAGGATATATAATGGGTGGATTTGTAGGAAAAGTTATAAGCACAGTAGCCAAAGCATCAAAGTTTTTTGGCAATATGAATCCTTTGGTATCTTTAGGTATCACTTTATTTATTTCATGGGCATTAAGACCAAAAACTCCTGAAATTCCTGATTTTGGAACTAATGAGTTTGATGACTTTGAAAAAGGTATATTACTTAATAAACAATCTAATGATTCTAATATTCCTGTAATTTATGGAGAAAGACTTACAGGGGGTACTAGAGTGTTTATGGAAACTTCTGGCACAGACAATACTTATTTATACATGGCTATTGTTATGGCAGAGGGAGAGATAAACGATATAGAAGAAATTAGAGTAGATGATAAAGTAGTTACATTTGCATCTAGTTTTTCAGATGGTACAGCAGTTGAAGTAGATAGTGGAGATGCTAATTTTTATAAAGATAGTGAAAGTTTAATTAGAATAGAACCACATTATGGAACAGATGGTCAATCAGCATCAACATTATTATCAACATTATCTAGTTGGGGAAGTAATCATAAATTATCTGGCTTATGTTATTTAGCAGTAAGGTTTAAATGGAATCAAGACGCATTTACAGGAATACCAAAAGTACAAGCTAAAATACAAGGTAAGAAAGTTAAAACTTATAATGCAAGTCTTGTTGAGCAATCTGCAACTTATCAAACTAATCCAGCATGGTGCTTATTAGACTATTTAACAAATGCTAGATATGGAAAAGGATTAGCAATAAGTGAAATAGATTTACAATCTTTTTATGATGCTTCATTAATTTGTGAAACACAAGTAACTCCATATTCAGGTGGTAGTGATATAAATATTTTTGATATTAATACTGCGTTAGATACCTCTAAACCAATCATAGATAATGTTAGAGAGTTTTTAAAAGGTTGCAGAGGTTACTTACCTTACAATGCTGGTAAGTATAATTTAATTATTGAAACAACAGGAACAGCATCAATTACTTTAACAGAAGATAATATTATTGGTGGTTATTCATTATCTACTCCAACAAAAAATGATAGATACAATAGAGTTATTGTAGGCTTTGTTAATCCAGATCGTAATTTCCAAGTTGATGAAGTACAGTTTCCACCTATTGATGATTCTGGATTACCAAGTGCAGATCAACACGCAACTATGAAAGCAGAAGATGGTGGTTTTTTATTAGAGGGTAGATTTAACTTCACTACAATAACTTCACAATATCAAGCAGAAGAAATGGCAGAGGTAATACTTAGAAGAAGTAGAGAAGCATTATCTTTAGGTATTAGTGTTGATTTTAATGGTTATGATTTAGCCATAGGAGATATAGTTAATATCACACATTCTTCTTTAGGATTCTCTGCTAAACCTTTTAGAGTTATTGGAATAACTTTTAACCAAGATTTAACAGTAGGATTATCTCTTGTTGAATATCAGGCTAGTCATTATACTTGGGCAACTAAAACACAAGCAACAACAGTACCAGCTACTAATCTTCCTAATCCATTTACTATCCAACCACCAGCAAGTGTAACATTAGATGATACCTTAATTGAATATAATGATGGAACTGTAATTGTAGCATTAGATGTAACTATAGGTGCTTCTCCTGATAGCTTTGTTGATTATTACCAAGTTGAATACAAATTAAGTACAGATTCTAATTATATTATCTATGCACAAGGCTCAGGATTAAATCACAGAGTATTAAATGTAATTGACCAAAAAACTTATGATGTAAGAGTTAAAGCTGTCAATGTTTCACAAGTTTCATCAACTTATGTAACTGCACAAAGACAAATTGTAGGGGCTATCGCACCACCCTCAGATGTGCAAGACTTCTCATGTAATATTGTTG